CAATTATAACATTACTTTTCATTTATTGCAACAAGAAAAAATGCAAAGCGTTAAAACTTTGCATTTTTCCAGGAGGAAACAAACGTGAAAAATGGCATTAAACGATAAGGCTAATTGGCATCTTCATCTTCGTCTTCATCTCCATCTTCGGTAAATATTTTTGTGCTAGCGTTGAACGAGCCTTTAACCGCATCCCCTCTGAAATTGATAGTGTACCCAATGGAGAGAGGTTCTGTACCTGCTCCGCCGTATGTGTCAATCTGTATGCTTACTCCCTGCTTCTCTGCCACATAAACATCGGGGGTTTCTTCGTCTTTAAGCTCGTATAAATCAACAAGCACTATGTCCGTATGTGCATCTTGCAAAATAGCTCTGTTTCTACGGAGGGTGTTTATGAAGTCATAAACTGGGTCGCCTTTAGTTGCTTGTTGTGTTATTGCGGCATTAGGCTGGTATCCTGTTACCTCTATTTGTGCCGTATCGCTTACAATATCTTGCTCGGTTACTGTCTGCGGATTGTACGCTATACTCAAGTCAGATACATTTACACCTACAAGCGAATATGTTTCCGTTTCGCCTTTGGGTGTCGTGTTCATAAATATAGCTTGTAACTTTCTTTTCAGTTTTGTGGTTGACATTTTCTAATACTCCTTTTAAGTGTTATTTTGCTTTATATTCAAGATTGTATATAGCTTGATAGATTATTGAGCCGTCTTCATCTACCTGAAATATAGTAGGTATTGTGTTTCTTGACATTAGGGTTATTTCTCTGTTATCTCCGATGTTGGGGTACTCGTCTACATTCTTGCTTTCCATCCACAACCCTATATCTTCTAGTAGGCTTTCTGCTGATATTTTGTCTTCGCTATCGTCAGGCATTACCTTGTACAATATAGCGAACGGAAATTGTCCTGTATACCCGCCCGTGACATCTTCGTATATCTTTATTGCTCCGTTGGTGCTTTCAAGGCTTATTCCTCTTTTGCCTTTAGGCAAGTATTGATACTGTATCTGTTCAGGCAAAAATTCGTATTCGTTTAGCCAGTTCAATAGAGATTTAGCAATAGCTTGTTGTTCGGTTATCTGTAATGGTTTCGGGTCGCTCATTAACTATCCACCTCCAGCAAGTTTTTTAGCACCTGCAATCCATTTATTCTTGTGTACCGCTTTTGCAGCTTCAAACCAAAACGCACAGGCTTTGGGATGCTTGCCCTTGTGAAAATCAAAGCTCTTTCCGTAATATAATCTTCTTGCGTATGGAGCGTCCCACACAACTTCTCCGCTTCCGATTACTGTACCTCTTATACCACTTTGCATAAGCACTCCAGTTCTCATAGGAACATACGGAGAACTGTCTTTTAATACTTCGCTGTCAAGGTATTTTTGGGCTTCCGTGTACTGCTTTGCAAACCTATCCATTTTTAAGGTTAGCTTTGCTTCTCCACTTACTACCACAATGGTTCCCCGTAAGTTATCAAACTTATTCACATCCTATCTCCCAATGCTGCATACTCTTTGAGCCATAAGCATATTCGGAAACTTTCTTGATTCTGTAGCATTTATCATACGAAGCCTTAACTTCTTCAAACTTGATTCTTGTTTGCCCCTCTTTAGGTACAAACGCACCAAGTATAACAAAGTCTTGTGCTGTATCTCTTACTGTCCATAGGTTTGATTTATAGATACTTTCTTCGTATGTTTTGGGGCTAACATAAAGCTTATCGGTAACAACATCGAATGGTATGTAGGCTTTTACTTCGTTAGCACTTTTGTCGCCGTGTGGTGTTTTGGTTTTCCCCGCCGTAGTGTCAAGTAGTGTGTTAGTAAGTATTGCATAAGTGTAGTTCGTTCTTCCGTCCAAATCCGTATACGAGTTAAATATAGTTATCGTATGCGGAGCAAACATTATTTTGTACCTCTATAAAGCAATCCTGTCTGTGCTAGGTATAGTACTATAGCGTTGTAAATTTGCTCTTTTAGCTGTCTTCTATCTACGCTGTCCATATCGTATGTAACGGAATAACCGCCTACACTTTCACTTCTCTTGGCTGGCTCTGCTAGTTTTGCGTTATGGTATTTGAGTATGTCTGCAATCCTGCAATTACACTTTTTGACTTGCTCGTTGTCAGCTGTCGCCTTTCCGAGAGTAGAAGCGGAGATATACTCCGCTCCTAGCTCGGCGTAGAAGTTAAAGTCAGATTCAACATCAATAGCTTTACCAAGATAGGTGCTTTTGTAAAAGTTGAAATCTGCGTATTTCATATAGCATTACCCCTGCACTTCGTTAAGCGTTACCGTTACGGCTTTTGTGCCAGTTGTTACATCACCCGAAGAAATTACAAGTTCTTCGTCTTCTTTGGTTACATACCCATCTGCGGAAGCCGTATAAGAGTATGTACCCTGCGCAAGGTTATAAACCTTACCGCCTGTAGTGGTAGGCGCAATTACATTATCTTCGCCATCTAATACAACAAGCGTAGTTGCTGGGGGTGTGGTGATAAAGGTTACAACGCAATATTTGACAAGCGTAACTTCAATCGTTTTTGTCCCTGCGGTAATATCTGCCTGATTTACTTCAAACTGTTGAGTCTTCGTAAAGTGTCCCGCTTTTGACACGGTGTACACATATGATGTTTCATTCAGGATGTAGCTACCGTCTGTTTCAGGGGCAATCGTGTTGCCCCCTAAGTCTTTGACTACAACGGTAGCACCCGTAGGCACTGTAAATCCGACAAGACATTCGACAAATAAGCCGTTGGCATTTTTTATAGTTCTCGCAAGGGTAGCACCTTTGATAACATATTTGCCAGTTGCGTTTTCTGCAAATTCGTGAAACTCATCATTAAGTCTTGCCATTTTAGTACTCCTTTATACGCTTATGCGTCTGCAAGTGTTACTTCGACAGACACGGTTGAGGTTGCGACAGTAAGGTTACCCGTACCAGTTGCAAAGCCAGCTTTCTTAATCGTGTACTTGTAAGCACCTGCGGGCAAAGTGAACGAAGCAACACCGCTTGCGTTGGTGAGTTTAGCAACTCCGCCGACAATTACTTTAGCACCTGTAACAGCCGCTTCGTTCCCATCGGTTACGGTAAAGTTAACAGTTTGTCTTGTAGGAGCAACAGCAGGCTCAAGCATAGCAAACGGGAACCTTGTAGTTTCGTCTTCATTCTCTGCATTGATAGGATTGGGAACTTCCCAGCCTAAACGCATTACAACACGGAGAGCAACCATATCTTGCTGTGCTAGGTTGTAAAGGATTGCTCCCGTTGTCGGGTCTTGTATTACACCTTCCGAAAGTATCTTATAAGTAATGTCCTGCCTTATGCTATAAACAGCTTGTGACATATCTCCCAAAATTAGTTCAGCTTTGGTCTTATCCCACGCACCGTTGTTGCAGAAGAACATAGGCATACCGTCAAGAGCATATTGTGACGCACCCTGTATGTCTGTCTTAAATATGGGGTTGCCCAAATCGTCACGAAGCCCACGGAGCTTGGCTCTCATTTCGATACCCGAAATTACACCGTTTGGCATAAACCCGTCTTCTTCTACTTTAGCAATAACTCCACCTTCACCCATTAAGTCTGCATAAAGGTCTGACGTTGCAGTCTTTACATTACCAACATTCTTGATAGTGTCTACAAGGCTTGTGCGCCAGTTTGCAGGCTTATTAACACCAAACAAAACTGCTTCGTCAATAGTCTTGCCGAAAGCTTCTATGATTCTAGGCATTGCTTCGCCCCAAATGTCATAACCGCTATCTTCGGCATCTGCCAATACTGCTTCAGGTATAGGCAATATAACTGCGATTTCTTCTGCATAAATGGTTTTCTTATCCCATTGCAGCTTTGTAATTTTCTTAGTTCCTGTATCGCCATTCACGAAGTATGCTAAAGGCAACAGGTCTAAAACGGGCATCGAAAGCTTGTTGCTTGCCATATTAGGCAATTTGCGAAATTGAGATAGTACGGTAGATTGTGCAACTACACCTTGTACTATCTGTTTGGACACTTCTTCTGGAATCAAAGCTTCAACATCGTTTCTTAACATTGTCATTTTTTTACTACTCCTTGTTTATTGTTTTGTGTTAAGTGTTATGCTCTTCTGCCTACTGCGGCAAGAATAGCGGCGTTCATTCTTTGATTGATATTTTCTTCGGTAGCCGCTCCGCTTCCGACTTTCAAGGACGAACCAACCTTAACAACTTTTCCCGCTTTCGTTTCTGCAACGAAGTGAGGATTTTTCTTAACAAATTCGTCTAAAGCTTTTTCAAAGGGCTTATCTTCGCTGGTCTGTTTGCTAACTTCGTAATAGACATAATCTGAAAACTCTGGTTTGATTGTTCTACTCTCAATAGCTTTCATTCTTTTGCTTTTCTCTAATTCCTGTGTTAGCCTCTCGACCTGCTTGGCAAGTTCGCTATCTTTGCTCTCTTTGCTCTCTCCAGCTTCTGCGTTTTTCATGGATTCTATTTTTGCCTTTAACCCTTTTAATTCTCTTTCCACACGTTCAAACTTTTCTTTTGACACATACGCACCTGTCTTCAGGTTAGCAAGTTCGAATTTGTCTGCGTTTTCGGCTAGCCTTTTTGAAAAGTCGTCAAAGCTAATAGGCTTATCTCCAAAAATATCTTTCAACTCATTTACATCCATTTTTTTCATATCTCCTACCTTGTAAGTTTTTTAAGCGTTGTCACATCAACGATGCAAGGTGCTGATTTTAAGCGCCG